ACTTTAGCCATTTAATTGTTTGCTCAATACTTCGATTTCATCTTTAAGTTGTAGTTTCTTCTTTTTCATATGTTTTACAAGATTATCATCTTTGAAATGCCTATACTCCTCATCAATAATTTTATCTAAATCGTCGTGTTGTTTTTGAAGCGCTTCAAGATAATCTACTTTTTTCATATGCTATCCTTCGAAAAGATCTTCGTTCCACTCCCTATGACCTTCACGCCATGCCATGTTGCTCTGTGTTTCTCTTACTTCTACTCTATAACACCATAAGCGATCGGCTTCACCGGGACCCCACATGTCGGGGATATATACCCCGTTTACATACTTATAAAGCATATCAGCTAGACCCTCACATCCTAACCTAGGTAGTATAGTAAGCTTAGCTAATTTTTTCTCCTGTAGTTTATAAAACATATCAATTTCTGGATCATCCTGAGCTACAAGTAAAGTATGATCAAATTGATCCTCTAGGACGTTCTTCAGCTCTTTTAAACCACCATAATCAGCTACCCAATTACGTACATCTAGATGATCTGTACCGAAATAAAACTTCATGTTAAAACTGTAACCATGAATTAGGTTACAATGTGAGTCGGCACGCCATTGGCGATATGCACAAGGAAACGAATCGTGATACTCTTTTGTACTTACATATTTGTAAGTTCTTGAAATGCGTTGATCGGACATTTTTACCTCTTAATAAAACTTTATTTTTCTATAGTTAGAAGATTTATACCATTCATCTAGATCATTAACTATATCTGATAATGTACAAACTGGTGTCCATTGTAATATCATTTTAGCTTTAGATATATCTGCTACTAGCTTATCACAATCTCCAGGTCTTCTAGGACCTATGCGTATTGGTTGTTCACCAATCTTCTCAAACACTTTGTTAATAATTTGCTGGTTGGACATGCCTACACCACTACCTAGATTATATACTCCTATGGCATGTCTTTCCATAGCTCTAACATGTGCTGTAGCAATATCGTTAATATGAATATAATCTCTTACACAAGTACCGTCTTCAGTTTTATAATCCGTACCATTTAATACAAATGATTTAGATTCGAATAACTGAGGAAAGATATGTGTCGAGTGAGGTTCTTGACCATGTATACTACCTACGGATCCACATGCATTGAAATACCTGAAGGCTGTATATTTAAAGTCATGAGCTTTTCTATAGTCTTCAAGAACCTCCTCAACCATTAACTTTGTTCTGGCATAAGGTGATTGTGGTTCTTTTACAGCTTCTTCGTCTAATAGATTGTTATTAGTTCTATAGACAGATGCACTACTACTAAACATGAAGTGTGTGTGTTTTTGATATCTACTAAGTAAGCTTATTAGATGTATAGTCTTAGATACGTTATTTACATAATAGTTGTCTGGCCAATGTATACTTGGACCAACTAGGTTTGTACCCGCACAGTGTATTACAGCATCAAACTTATATTGCTGTAAAAATTCTGGAGTAATAACATCTAATATGTCCCCCTTATAGAACTTATCTATGTAGGGGTTAATTCTTTCTCGGTATACTTTATCAACACCGATTACATTATGTTTTAACCTATTTAACTCAATGCAGATAGCGCCACCAATAAAACCGGTAGCGCCTGTAACGAGAATATTCTTTGCCATAATGTTATACTTGGCTATATTTTTTATCGTGCTCTTTGTTTATACCGTAATCACCATCATAGTTATGTAGTGCTTCGGCATCAAACGATAGATACTGACCTACCCTTGTACCCTTTTTAATCCTCGCCGTACCAACCTGAATATGTAGTACCCCGGCCATAACACCATGATAACCAGAATCATACAAACCTGAAGTAATGAAGCAGCCGTTTCTGTTAAGAGTGCTCCTAGTAATGACCCAACCAGCTTCACCCTCTCCCACATGGATGATGTTCTCCATAACGATCTCATAAGACCCCGGTGAAAGCGTAAAATATCCATCCTCGTCAGGAAAGATTTCCGTAGACCCACGATGTTTTTTATGATCATTACTAATCTCAAATATTTGTTCGTTAATGGAATATACTTTATCTAGTCTCAGGTCTATTGCATTAGGCTGTACGTCACCTTCTTGTACATTAGTGAGAGTTGTTTTGCTGTTGGATCCAGCTACATGCTTCATAATCACTCCGGTATAAAATAAGGATTCTCTTTTGTATCAAAACTATGTATTTCAGACATAGGTAGTTCTTTATAGTTATGTAAGTTGATTCTGAATATTTTATTAGGTGGTAATAATGTACTACCTTCGAACTCAGTAGAAGATATGTTTAGATTCTCGTCATAATAAAGAGGAGAAATTTCATTTCGGAAAACCATCAACTCATAGTTATTATAGTATACACAGGCAAAAGTACCATCTACTTCGGATAACGCATGATAACCTTTATAAACCAGTTTTTCATGTAACCAGAGTGTATCCCAGTACCCTTCAGGTATATTAGATTGTTTAATAATACCATTATGCCATAGGTACGTACCGTTAACTACACTGGGGTGCTGATTATCGTTATCTGTAGTTGGTGCTTGACTATGCCCTACATAGTAATAACCTGGTGCACCTATTTTAGAAATAAAATCTTCAGGATAAGGTTCTCTTTCTTGGAAAAGATTTTGTATAACAGCAACTGCTTCTGCTTTAAAGATGCCTAATGAGTAACCAAGCTCACCTCGATATGCATTTAGCTTATAAAGTTTATTGAGTGTGTTTACATCAAAAGAACAGAATATAGCGCACATATTATACTTTCATTTTACTAATCAAGTCATCCCAAGGTATACTCATAGAGTAAGTCTTAGGATCTCTTTCACCTATCTTAGCAAAGTTAGCGATTCTTTCAGAGCAACTAGGACATTTACCGCATGAGTCTCCATCTTCATTGGGATTATAGCATGTTAATGTGAAAGCAGTCAATTGTAGATTGCCTTCCATTTCCCGAAGTAGCTGTAACTCATCATACTTGGATAGTTTACTAAACGGTGCTACCAGTTTAATTTTTATAATTCTATTTTCTGATAGTAGATCGTTTACTTTATTAACCCACCTTTGAGTAGTATCATGATAACCATACTCGTCATGTACCTGTAAGCCACAAAGAATAGTATCTACGTTTCTCGTTTCAGCATAGGCTGCTGCAATAGACATTAAGATCATATTACGATTAGGTACATATGTCTTTGGTCTAGGATCACCTAACACTTCTTTAATCGTTGGCATGGCGATATCTTTATCTACATTGGCTGAAAAGCCTTTAGATATATCACCTAAGAACGAAGCATCTATTACTTTATGAGTAACACGAAGTATAGCAGTTGAAATACCTGCCATAGTAATCTCTTTTGATTGCTTTTGACCATAATCAAAAGTTAAGGCAGATACGTTTTTACTACCATATTTTTCTACAGCCAATCTCATAGCAATAGTAGAATCCATACCACCGGATAAAATAACTACACATCCGGAAGTATCTGGTAAAAGGTCTAGGGCGTCATTTAATGTCATCTCTGTACTTAGTTCTTTCTTTTTGTATACGATGAATATAAACTACAGCATCCATAAGTTCTTCTTTCAGATGCTGTATCCATTGATCAAAGTCTAAGTCAGTACGTTCAGTAGTTACCCCGTACTTATTAAACCCATGTTGCGAACGAGTTACAAACTGTTCACATATTTCATTTACATTATTATCTGGTGACTTCATTCTGCACCACTTTCTCTATATTCATAAATTGGCTCGTCGGGCACTACATAAGGAAAAGTTACAGGTACTCTAGATTCAAAACAGGTATAGTATGATTTTTGTTTTTCACCAGTTTCTTTATCAATATACCATTCCCAAAATACCTTACCATCGATGTCATATGCTTCACCATTCTTACCATCTTTGAATACAGAACCACAACGTTTATTTTGGAAATGTGGGTATCCACTCCTTTGTGTAACTTCTGACCATTCATCATCTTCACCTGTCAATGGTGATAGTGGTTTAAAGTTAAGAAGTTTTTTAAGACATTGTAAGGCATAACTGGCTGAAAACCCAGAGTGACCTTCTTCAGCGAACTCATGTACCATATGAAGGAGATGTTTACGCATAATACCATTCATATCTCCGTCATCGGTCATACCGATACGATCTAATTCATTTTCTGCATAGGCAACTAATCCCATAATATCCTCACTGTCTAGCTGTTTTAGTACATGCTGTAATTGAACTGGCTATGTTACCGTACGTGTAGAGCACATCATGGCTTGAAGCTCGTACAGGGTTAATATCAATACCACCTCTCCGAGTATAGAGGCATGCCACGAATAGTTCCTCGGGTTGTAATAGATCCCACAAACGTTTGTAAATACATTCACAAATTTCTTCGTGGAAGTGGTTCTCTTTGCGCATGCTAACAATATATTGCAATAGAGATTCTGGAGTAACTGCCTTATCACCTTTAATATGTACATACACATCACCCCAATCCGGTTGATTAGTTACTCGACAATTTGAACGTAGAGAATGTGAACGCCATCTTTCATAACGACCAATAGAAGGAACAACTTCTAAAATACTGGCAGACTCATTATAGTCTGTAAACTGCATTTTTTCTACATTACAGTAAGATTCGAGAGATACAAAATCACTACTAATAGGTCTTGTAGTATCTACATCTCCAAAGAACGCATATACTTCTACTTCACCACCGGTAGCATCACTCAAGTCTCTGGCAATCCTATCTTCTACCATCCAGAAGTCAGATGTAGATGTAATGAGACGCGCCATGTTATAAGAGTTAAGGTATAGCTTTACTGATTTAGACTCCACAATATTAGGGGAATCAGAATCATAGACAAACTTAAGCCAACCAGAGACGGGAAAACCATTATCCAAAAGAGTTGAGAACTCATAAGCGTTCCACGCATCGACTCCCACAAACGGTAAGTCATCTTCTTGAATATCATATTGCGTCCTGTTTAAATGTCTTGGTACAGCTACTAGTAGAGTAGGATCTACATCGTCAGGTGTAACATAAGGTTTTACAACCGTACCGTCACCTGCCTTACCTAAGTGAACTGATACTAGCTTATTAAGTTCTTCTTGATTGCTCATGCTCAACATCCTTTATATATTTAAGTACCGTATCTACTCTTTCTCTAACTGAACCTACTAGGTAGACGGTAGTTAATTGTTTTTCTTTAATATAACTATCAAATAATGTTACAATTCTATCTCTAAAATGCCTATTAATACTTCTTGTTCCGTCATCTTCTATTTCAAATTCTGGTGGAATATAAAAGACTAGGTCATACTTTGGCATGAGTTTGTTGAATATGTTATCAGCAAAATCATATGTCTTCTGAGTTATTTTTTTATTTTCTGCTAAGTAGTGAGAGTAAACAATACCGTCTAATGCACATCTATCTGATATCATATTGTCGTTCATAAAGACATTAACAATATGTTCTTGCATTATCAATCTCTGCGTAATGTCATCACCTTCTTCATTTATGTTTAACCCATAACCCTTAACACGTCTAGTCACTTCGGTACAAAAGGTATACTGCTTTAATGCTTCTTCAGAACGTAAAGCATTAATTAATGTAGTCTTACCTACTGATTGAGCGCCGCTTATCGCTATTTTCATTTAACTTTCCCCACATAAACTTTTCCCATAAGTATAGCGATTTTCTCTTTAATAGGCTATACAATTCGTCTAATGAATTAGCTGTATTCGGTACGCCTGTCTGGTCGACAATAGGACCTTCATCTACACCTGCTGTTACTTTGTGTATAACGCAACCTACCCAACGATGCCTGGCTTCCCAAGCTTTTACTTGTGGGTCTTTACCTTTAAGTTCAGGGTATGCTGTAATGTAGCCGGGATGGCCGTTATAGATTTCAAATCGTTCACAAACGTCTGGTGGTATAATTCTTAAATACCCGTGTAGAGTAATCAGTACTTCTTTAGGGTTATTATAATTATCACGAAGAAATTGCATTAGACCATCATGCCCTGCTACGTACATTGGTATACTTAGAAGTACCATATCAGGGTGATATGTTGAAACATCTTTGTTATTAGTAAGAATTAAATCAGGTGAGCGACCTAGTTCTTTAGATAGATGAACTATCTCTGATCCTGTTTGACTAAAAAAAGCAATCCAGTACATTACTCTGTACCTTTTACATACGATCTAAAGTAATTAATGTTTGCTTGAATAAAACTCATCTGCTCATGATCGGGTACGGAATATAATAAGTCGACCAGTTTAATGGACTGCTTATCAACCAAACCACCAGGCTCGTAAAGAGTATTAAGAAGCCCATGAACCACAGGGCTGGAAGTATCCATGGTCTCAATCCATTCGAACCCTTGTCTATAAAACAAGAATTCGATAGGTAGTGAACAACCCAGTAGGTGATGTGGTTTATCCTTGTTAATAATTCCTTCATTTAACATTCTCGTTAGTGTTTGTACTCTACCTAGTGTAAAGGACATCCATTTGTTAGGGTGCTTATATAAATCTTCATAATAACTATAGTCAAATGAAAAAGCAATTTTATCTACACCTAGTATATCTAGTTCCTCATAACATGTAACTAGATCCCTATAATTTTTGCCTTGAACGACACCAATAGATTTTCCTGGTAGATCAGGGAATAGCTCTTTAAACATCATAGCATTACCAATTGTTCTTTCCATATTCTCTAGAACATCTGGTATAATATACTCTGTAGGTTTAAGCTGGTTAACATATTTTGCAAACGTATTCATGTTAAAAGCTTCACCTAATTCAAACACCGAGTTATCTAAGATAACTTTTCTTCCTTGAGCTAGTGACTCCTCAAAAAACTTATAGTATAGTGGCTCTGTTTCAAACAGATGAACTAGAGCATAGTCATAATCATTAAATGCTATAGATTTTCCTAGTAAAGATAGTGGTACTTCATGGCTGATTAACATATATTTTTTTCCATTGCTCATTAAGATTACGAACTTCCTGAATAGCTGCGTATCTAGTAGATTTGCTCATCTTAACTATTTCAGTTACCCCTACAATTTTTTCTTCTAACCAAAAATTCTTAGGATATTTTTTCTTCAATCTCTCTTCTGTTTGCTCAATAACACTTTTGTCTGGATGATAAGCGGTGCAAAGAATACGTATATCCCACTTTGAGTATTGCTCTGGCTCAAAACGAAATCTATCAGCAGCATCTTTATAACCTGTGTAACCAAATTTTAAAAATGTATCACCATTTACCTTATCGGTGAATTCTGCTAAGTATATCTTAGCACCCCTCATATATCGATTCATAATTATTTTTTAATCAAGGTCATAAACTCAGCACGTGCTTCTGGTTCACTTCTAAAACAACCACCAAGCTTAGCTGTGTAGGTATAAGACGAATGATCTTCTACACCTCTGCTCTTTACACAGTAGTGTGTACCTTCAATTACAACAGCAATATCATCTGTACCCAGAATAAACGCTAGTGCATGATAGATTTGTTCTGCAATACGTTCCTGTACTTGAGGTCTACGTGCAAAATATTCAACGATACGATTAAGTTTAGATAAACCTAATACTTTACCTTTAGGAATATAAGCCACATGGGCCTTACCATCAATAGTAACAAAATGGTGTTCACAGTTAGACATTAGTGTAATGTCCTTCTCGATAACCATTTCATCGTACCCCATCTTGTTCTCGATGACAGTACATTTAGGAAAGTTCTCTGGTTTCAAACCCCAGAAGATTTCATTTACATACATCTTAGCTACTCGCAGAGGAGTATCAGTCAATGAGTCATCTTCACGATCAAGACCAAGAATATCCATAATAGCAGCAAAGTGCTTTTCGATCTTGTTAATCTTCGACTTTTCTTTTACATTAAGCTTATCGATGATAGTAGGTGTATGTACACCCTTCTCACGAAGATATTCCTCAATCTTATAACCTAGCTCTGGATCTGTTTTACCGACTTGTAATGACATTTAGTTCTCCGTTTCCGTATCCCATTTAATTTTTAACCAAGCTCTTTCATGTATGTAATGAGCTATTGTCATGAAGATATTAATTATGATAGCTCCCGACAAACCTGTCCATACAGCTGTTACCAAAGTAGCAACAATTCGCCATGTAATAGCTCTTACTATAGTCCTTCTATGTGTCTCTGACATTATGTACCCCATTCATTTTTAAAAAGAGGTACCTGTAATCTATCTGAGTACCTAAAACCCTTATTCATAGCTAATTCAGCTACTTTTCTATTATTCATGTGGTATACAGATTCTACACCACCTACAGGCATTAAATAAACCGGGCCACTAAAACCTGCACTTTGATATTGGAAGACAGCCTTTTGCGCTTCTTCCGCGTCTTCTTCTGTAGCAACGACAAACTTAAGATAGGTGTAACCAACCTTTTCATATTCACGAACAACTTCTGGCTTGATAGCCTCTTCCCACTTCTCACCTGATACAGATAGTTTAGGTGAAACTGAAAAAGTTATTTCGTCGTAATTAAAAGAGTTAGTTAGATATTTTCTAAACTCGCTAGACAGCTCTTGAGTACCGTTAGTCTCAAAAGTAACTTCTTTAAGACCTAACATAAGTCTATGGCTTAGTAAATCAGGATAAGCTTTTTGCCATCCTAATAGAGGCTCACCACCAGTAATAACTAGATGTTCATCTTTCCATCTTTTATGCGGAAGCATTTCGATAATGGCTTGTGCAATTGCTTCACTATCCAGAACAGGGGATAAGTGCTTAAAGCGAGGATCCCAAGAAGCGTAAGAATCACAGCCAGTAGATACAAGAGGAAGATCCTGGTAAGATTTGTAACTATCAGGGTTAACTTTAAGATACTCATCGGTCCTTTCACCTTTAGGCATACCGAAACCTTCACATTTGAAGTTACATCCGAAGGTTCTTAGGAAGACAGAAGGTACGCCCATATAGCGACCTTCACCTTGAATGGAGTAAAATAACTCCGCGACTTTAATCTTTGACATTAATGCTCCTAGTTAGATGACGGGTGGAAGGGCACCCGATCACACGTACATGATATAATATATTATTTATTCTAAATCATCAAGAAAGTTTGGTATATTTTCTTCTTTTTCTTTCTTTTTCTTTTTAGTAGTTACTTCTCTTCGCTCAGGCTCTATAGTATCTACTTGTTTACGCATAAGTTCTATAATGTGATTTGTATATTCTTCGTTATCCGAAGAATGTTCAAGTAACTGTTCAAAGTCAATATTTTCTAGTAACTTATATTTTGTTGCTTGTTGTTTCTTTTCTTTCTGAATACGCCTTACAAACGCAAAGTAAATAATCTGTGTATAATATGCAAATGGGTTTGTAGATCGAGTAGGGTCAAATTTTTCTACAGCAGTAAGACAATTTTCGATACCGTCCGATATCATATCGTCTTTGTAGGAATAGTTTATAAAATTAGCTTTATAGGATAAGTGAGTTGCAATTTTTAAAAAACATTCTCCTAAGTAATTACTAACTCTAGGCTTTTCTAAACCATTAGCTACTGCGTGATCCACCTGCTTCTTATACTCAACTAGCGCTTCAAAAAATTTTTTGTTATCTACGTAATGAGCAGGAACCTTTTTTTGTTCAGTGGTATGTTCTTGTTGCTCCATCATCTTCTTCCTCTTCATCATACAACTCATCACGAGCTGATACTGCTTCCATTAATTGTTGCAAGATGTCACTTTCTGATAAAGCTTCAGGTGATGCTTCTTGACTCTCTTGAAATTCTTGATCGTGTTTCATTTGTAAAAACTCATTATACTGCTCTACAGCACTATCCGTAATATCTACAGCAGTTAGTATAGAAGAAGTAGGTATAACCATGATGTTAGATTTAGATATCTTAATCCATGGTTGCATAATATAAGTTTCAATTACCATATTACCCCGAGGAAATCTTGCGGATCTAATCAGTACAGGGTCTTGTATTTGTATAAAGGAGATAGTAGCACCGGGTAAATAATCATCACTCACCATAGCTATAACATCCTCACCATTAGTTAGCTTTAAAAATTTACATTGCATTAATATCTACCTTTATAAGTTTATACTCAAAATGCTCATCATTGTAAATCTTGACTCTTTCAATCATATGTAGTAGAGTATAATTCTTCCTTGTCTTCCAGGTTAAATCATCACCAATGTCGAAGAGTGTACAGGTATTCTTAGTATCACTTTTTCTTAATCCTCTACCTATAGATTGAAGATTTCGAATTCTTGACTTGGTAGGTGATGCAAATATAACATTGTGTAGGTTTCTTATATTTATCCCTGTGGAAAATGTACCGTAAGAAGCTACAATAATAGCATCTGTTTCCTCTTCTGTAATCTTCCTAATATCTTCTCTAATTTGAGTCTCTACACCACCATGGACAAAAAATACTTTTCTATCTTGAGCTTTTGCTTGAATTAAATCATTCAGTATTTTACCGTGTTTTTCTACGAATTGATATAGTACTAGTGTGTTTCCTGTCTGTGCTAAAGCTAGGTTGCGAATAAACTTATTTCTAGGGGGAAACGTGCATAAAAACTCCATTTCCTCTGCATAAGTATATTCTTTGCATTGTTTTCTTATACTATCTTCATACTGTAAAACAATACCTTTGATTTTTAGTTCTGCCAATTGCTCACGATCCATGAGCTCTTTAGTTGTTGTGACCTTATATACCGGTCCAAACAAGCCTTCTA